AAAAACCTCTAAGGCAATTTGGGCTTTTTCTAAATCGGACGCTGTTTTAAGGCTTAATGCTCCAAGGGCTGTTATTGGAGCCGTAACAAAAGCCGTCAAACCAAAACCAACATTCCTTGCGGTCTGAGACAAAGCCCGCATGTTCTGAGTAGTACGCCCAATATTCTGACGCAGAGCGCCGATGTTACGATCAAAACGCTGGACGGCGGAGTTATCGGCCCTGAATGATAACCGGGTAACAAGTTCGCGGACAATTGCCATTATTTATTTTTCTCCATGCTTTGCCTCTGATACTCGGCTTGGAAATCCAAAACAGCATTTGCCCTTAGTACATCATCCAATCCCCAATTGGTTTCAAGCTCTGTGAGGGTGCATACCTTTTCCGTTACAAGCCGCCAAATGATAAATTCTTCCTTTAATTCTTCGTTGATTCTGGAACTGAGTCGCTCTGCGGTACTGTCTGACTTTGTTTGAAATGGCTTCCAATACCGCTTTTCTCCAAAAAAGATTTATAATTAACCTCCAACACAAACCCAATAGTTTTGTATAGTAACATCTGGTCTTCGGTGAATACATGGTCGAACTTGTCTTCACTGGATACATCGAGGTTATCCACAAAGACACCCTTCAACAACTCATCTATTAGAGGAAGTACTTTGTCCTCCGGTAGTGCAGCAAACAACTTTTCCGCTGCTCCGGATATATCCAGGTCGGCGTCAAGAAAGGATCCGCCTTTGAATCCATCCGCAAGCTTCCCCAGTGAAGGGCCGAATATACGGACTAGTTTGGCCTTTAGAAGGATGGCCTTCCTGGCCGGCAACTGCTGGACCTTTACGGTCTTACCATGTATAGACCTTTCTTTTACTTGAATCATAATTTTCTCCCGTGGTGATTGAGTTCATTTTTAAAGATTTCCGTTTCCGCCTAAAAATATGTCCATATCTGCTAAGTCAAAAACCCATTCCCGATTTTCAATTTCCTTCCCGAAACTGGATTCAGGTGTCTTCCTTATCCAACCATTTCCAGAGAAATAAACGGAACGCCCGCTTATATCCTTTACCATGATGGGTACTACTCCGGTATTGGTAAGCTCGTCCGCTAATGCGATTCCGGAAAGGAAGTCATTGCTCGGGGAAGTCTGGGTCAATGTTAGTGTCATCTCACCCGACCTGTCTCCTGATTTAGCCCTTGATGTTACTCCATCCGGTCCGGTTACCTTGGTGAAAGCATCGTTTGACCTCATAATAGTGACAAATGTTCCGTCTGCGAAACCGCTTATCTGACCACCGCCAACGGTAACAACAAATTGACCGGGGTCGTATGTTCGTACAGCCATTTTAATTACTCCTTATATATTAAACTGAAACCGTTCCGTTTACGGTTACCTCATGTATAGCACCTGAAAGCGTTGCTGAGAATGTTACATCGTTCAACTCACGATTTGACTTGTCGGCGGTAGACCTGTCCGCATTTAGGGGAACAGTCACAACCGGCGCCGGATCGGAAGCCAGCCCTCCGACTGCTATTCCGTCCTGCAATTGTGCAGTAACATCCGCCTCAATGGCTGCAATACCGCCGTCCGTTCCGGGAACCTTGTCGTTATTTACAAGAGTACTGAAAATTCTCTCCGTCATGCGGGCCTTTAACCAGTCAACAAATACGATAACATCGAAAAACTCACCCTCTCCGACCGTTCCATTACAAGTGATGTTCACACCGCCGGTAAGCTGGTAGAAGTTTGCGTTTTTGTCGGATATGTTCTTCTGTTGTGTGCTCGTTAGGTTATTCACCGTCACGCTTGCAATAGTTTTGAATTTTCCGGTATATGAACCGGGGTCAAGAGGCAAAAGCCTACCTAGGTATCCGGCATCCAGAAACTCCGTGGCGGCTTCTTTGTGGTAAAATACCGATGTTCTCGCCAGGCTCTGGGCCTTCGCATATCCGGCAATGGTCTGACTGGCCCCGGTATCGGCTGAATCACTCAAATCCGCTATATCGGCGTCTGCACTGGATGTTACGAATACCTTAAGTTCGGATTCGGTCCAGTCCATTACGGACTTAACATCGGTCTCATCGCGGCTGGTAAATACCAGACCATACCAATCCGAATCCGCTTCATTGATTGCTGTCAAATCCGCTGAAATAGTGGCGGAGGTTGTGAAGGCGATAGAGCACTTTGAATCAACCTTAACGGCGTAGGCCGTGCCGGCAACATCAGGGTCGAGATTGAAGGTTCCATCCGTATTATCGATTGCCCCTACATTGATTGAACCCTCACCGTTAATATCAGAAACGATTTCTCCGGCTATATCGATAGCTGTTGATCCAGAAGCCACAGTTGTAATAGTAACACCATCAATAATCGTGGTGTACGTTGCGCCGGCAGTGGCGGTATCAACGGTAACAACCGATGTATCCGCAGTGTCACGCCTGGATATGGCCAATTGGGTTATCTGCGGATTCTGTGCAAAGGCATCAGAAGCGGCCACGTGTTCAGCATCGGTAGTATTGAAGTCGCTCGAAACCTCGGAAAGGCTGGAATAAAATTTAATCCGTTCCGCGAAAGCTTTGTTTGTTCCAAATACATTGATAGTACCGAATCCAACCCGGCTCACAGATGTGGTTTCCCGGGTTATCGAAACATTTACAATATCCTTCAAGCTCATAATAATTTCTCCTATGTTGATTCCACGGAAATATTACTGATTACATCAGGCTTCCCGGGGCTTTTATAAGTTCCTGTTGCGTTGACTGTTTCAATAACACCAACCTGGTCGGTCTGTGAGCTTCTATCAGTCCGCATTAAAATATCCATGCTAGCCCTTGATTCAAATTCACTGTTATCCAGGGCCGAAAGGTCGATGGCGTCAAGTCGGTTCACTACAATAACATCCCCATCCCGTAAAGATTGTCTCACGCTGGGTTTATTGAGTGAATCCCTCAAAGTTAAAATCTTCTCCATGGAACCCTCACCAAAATACTGAACACTAACGGTGAAGTCCATGTTTATTTGTATTTCAGCATCTCCAGATACATCAGGTGGGCCGATGTATGCCTCACCAATTTGTACACCTGGATTTATTTTTAAACCAATCATAGGATTCGGTTTTTTAGCAAAGTTCTGATCCATCCAAACAATAGAATCAGAAGCAACAAGGCCCTGAGAATCCACCCAATCATAAACCGTCTTCTCTATTGTGCTAATATCAGCCATTTATAAGACTCGCAATTGCTTTGTAGTGTGGAATGACGTTGTTTTTCCATGTATCGACCTTAATTATTTCAAAACTCTGCCCAAATATATCCACCTGGTCCGGGTTCGTGTTTCCTTCCTCGTCAACCGTTCTGAGCTGAAAATCGGTATATATATTGTATGTATCCTTTTCCCTTCGGCCTTCCGGTAGGGATTCCAGCTCCTTTCCGTTCAAGGGCTGAATACTGGCCTTGAAGGATATATCCGTCTGGGAACCTGGTGTAAATCGACCGTCAACATTAGTAGAAGCTGACTTGCGCTTTCCCGTAATGGTATGTACTGAGAAGCTACCTAACACGCATTACCTCTTTGCTCATAATAGACTGCCTGAGTTGCCCGGTGTCTATCAATGGATTAGAGCTTCCCTTTCTTTTTATAGTTCTGGGAGCGTTTGCAGGAGTCTTAACATCAGTAATACGCTTCTGGGTTTTTGATACCATGAATGTACCCATTATTTTAAGTCCCTTTCGAACAGATGTCCTGCCCAGCAAAACAGAAGTGTAAAGCCTATCTTGTAGGTTCTGGATTTCAGTTTTATTCTGGTCAAAAGCATGTCGGATAAATGAACGCGAAGGAATCTTACCATCGGAAGAACCAAATTCATTCACCCATGCAATCAATTCAAGTTCACTTGGTTCATGCTGCTCATCAGGCCCAGGGCCAGCCTTTAGCTGCGCCAGTTCCGAACCATCCTGGACGCCAACTTTAACAAAGGAATTATCCATTTTAAGGATGTTCAGCTTGGCCCTATCCCAACCCCTATCTATGTCTTTGAAAGAACTCATATACATCGATTCATGGGTAAAATGGCACATGAACGGAAAAGCTGATACAATTCCTGTCCATACATAGTTTTTGAATAATAAGAAGCAGCACCGGCGGATGTAAACGAAACATTCCCATAGCTCCGGCTTAAATCCCCTTCCTTCTCGGATGTTATTGAACCTCCAACACCAGAACCGGCACCGGAGGAACTACCACCAGACAAGCCTTCACAAGCAATCCAGTGGCAGACCATGAGGGCTAAAGCGTAGTTGTATTTACTTCCGAATACATCACTGGAAATATGAAATTTAGCCAAATCCGTAAAATCATCGATACGGGGATCGGTTTCATACCCCGGAGCCTTAACGGCAATGATTTCTGATACGGTGGTGATGGCCATGTTTATTCATCACCATCTTTTTTCTTTTTAATGGGCTTTTCCATTTCCTTAATTTGTGCGTCAATAGCAACCAACACACCACCACGATTAGGGCCGTCAATTTCGGATTCTTTAAGGGCGTTCAACTGCTTAACATCGTACAATTCACCGATGTATTTTCTTGCGTCCCTCACGTTCATCTTCCCGACTTCCTGGGTTTCCTTTCCGTCTTCTGTTTCACCCTTAATCAGAATCAGTTTTCCTTCGCTTAACTGGTCTTGGAATCCTTTCTTCCAACCTGGATTAGCAAGTATAGACTCGTAATTTTCCTGGCTAACGATGTTAATACCGGGCATGAACTTAACCGGGCCAATCTTATGAAGGTTCTCATAAGTACGTTTGATGGTTATGGTTTCCGGTTGTTTTTGTTTTTCTGACATTTTTTAAACTCCTGTTTTCGTGGTTAAGAAAGTGGTATGCGGATCTACTGCGAAGAGGGAACTACACAGTACCGGGGCATACCAGCCCGGACCTTCTCTCACCACGAGAGTATATTAAATACCCTCAAGGATGTTAGCAGACAAGGGATAATAGAATTGTACCCCGGCAATTCGTGACATAGTGTTCACAACAAATTCAAGGTTTCGTTCCTGAACCGGAAGCATCTCAAAAGCACTGGGGATTTCAAGAGTCAACTTATCAGCCCGTTTCGTGTATGCAAAAGCAACATCCGACGGACCCGCGCCACCACTCGGTAACGGCGCAACGGCTTTCAATTCCGGAATAGGTTCAACAGTAACACCAGGCTGGTTCTTCAAAAAGAATTCCAGGATAGTGGTGTCACTTGCCGTTGATTTCTGAGTAGTAGAAATCAATGTAAATTGAGCGAAAGGCAGAAGAATGGTATCCGGCTTTTCAACTCCGTTTGTATTGTCAATAGGATCGTTGATAAGGCTATTGAGATCATCAATAATCTCATCAACTGTCGCAGAAGCCCAAGCGGTTCCAGCCGTAGCAGTAGGAATACCGTGACCTTGGCTTAACATTCCCAAAAGTCCGGAATCCGGATCACCAAACCACGCGAGGTTATTCACCTTCTGTTCGTTTGATTGTCGGGTTGCCGTTGCCTTCATCTGTTGCAGAGGTCTTCCAGCCTTTGAGGCGTTTCGGACTTCCATGATGTTATAGCCAAAGCTTCCGCCGATGGTCTTAACATTGATGGTAAATTCCTTTCCAAATACATCAGACCGGGGAAGGTCATCGGCGTAATTTGAAATGATTTTGGCCATTCCAACCCGGTCAAAAGATCGGTATGTAATGGTCTCCGCACCAGCTCCGGCACTGGAATCTACAGGGATTAGCCGTGTAGCCGTGTACTCTGGATAAAGTACATTGTAGACCTGAGCCTTTACGCTTTCCAACTCCCTTGCGAAAAATGCCGATTCCCCAGCATCCAGGTGTGTAAATTTTTGAACGTCCATTGTTTTTATCTCCGTGTTAAAATTTAGCCCTCATTAAGGGAGGTTGATTTCTACTTTTGCCAGTTTAGTGCTTGAATCGTATGTAAGTACAGTGCCTCCGGTCGATACATTTCCGGTGGATACACTGGTAACCTTACCTTTTTCAGCCCCTCCGATGGCTACATTGATGTATACATCGTCCTCGGCTTTAAGGGTTCCCTGGTTCGATGTTTCAACAAGTGCCCATAAGACTCCCTGACGCATAACCGAAACGGATTCTTCATCCTTGTATTCGGCATCGTTAAGCCCAACCCCGGACGGTTCCTTATGTATATGCACTGCAAGACCAACAAACTTCTCGATAGAAGATTGAGCCTGAGTCCATGTACCTTGAGAAGCCCCGCCCGTGGTAACTGCGGAGGCCGAAATAGCTACCCCTTCATCACCAACGATAACAATATCCCTTCCTGTGCCTGCATAAGTTGCTGTATCGACACCGGCAAGAGCAGCGATCTTAGTTGCGATGGCGGCCATAGTTGTTTCGTGATCCGTTGCAAATACCGTTGCCGTGGTGCTGTTTCCGTTTACCGTTGCGACTGTGGAGTTACTGGAAATCAGATCCGCATCAATGGAAAGAATACTTTGATTAAGTACCGGCATACGAACCTGGTTCTCTTTGTCGGTTCCTCCGACAAGTCCATAGCCAAAAGGAATATCTTCCTCGGCCAGCCTTGAAACCACACGGTCAAAGCCTGAATCCGCCTTCATTCCGGGAAATGCGACTGGGGCGTTTTGGGGGTATGATGTTTGTACAGACATGTTACATTACCTCATTTTAAAATTAATGGTTATTTGTTTTCACCCTTCCAGGCGTTATGCAAGTTCTCGATCATTTTTTCACGGGCTGCATTTGAATCGACACGATCGTCCTTTTTACCGGCTGAATCGGTTTTAATCTTCTGACGCTGATCCTTGATTCCGTCTTCTTTCTTGGAACCAAGTTCAATGTATGCATCGAAACGTGAGTCAATATATACGTCGTCTTTACCTTCCATGTCGGCGTCGGTATGCTTTGCGATCACGGCAAGCTTAATTTCTTTGTCGCTCATGCTGTCCAATTTCTTGACCTCTTCCTCATCCAGGTGAGATTTGGCAGATTCTACCAGCTTTACACGTTCGGAAACGCCCTTTCGGATCAGGTCATTAACATCGACCTTTTTGAGCTTTTTCAACTCTTCTTCCTGGGTGTCAAACTTAGCCTGCAATGCGGACTTTTCGCTTTTCTCTGTTTCCAGTTCTTTTGAAATGGAATCGTTTTTTGTCTTGGCGGCTTCCAACGCTTTCGCAACCTCGGGGCTGCCCTGGTAGCTGAGTCCGTCCAAATTGATTTGAACCAATTTCTCGCTCATATCGTTTCTCCTGTGTTTTTGGGCAGATATATCGCCCGTTAATTGAATTGCATCTTTTGAATCAAGTGAAATCTTTGCCCGGGAACCCGCCCTTGCAAAATCAACAATAGCCAGGTGATTGTACCGGATGTTAGTCTGACGGGCATCATAAGGCTCACCGTCATATACACCGGGATCCATAACTAAATCCGTATCATATCCCAGGCTGAGTTCTCGGGTTCCATCCTTGACTGTTTTAACGGCTTCATCGTCATTAATAACAACCGGCACACGGACAAATTTACCGTCCGGCTCTATCTGCTGCCCCGTACTTCCTACTTTAAGCTGCTTGGAGTTTTCGGAATTAACAAAACCCTGATCCGGGTGCATGTTAGTGATGGGAATCATGGATAGTGTATCCAGGCTTGCCCTTTCAAATACATCGTCCGGGTGTCTTAATTCCCTGCGAATACTCCCGTCTGAGTTCTGATACAGGAATATTCCGGTACGGGTGACGACTGGATTAGCCTTTAAATAACCTTCCTGGGTTATTTCAGTGAATTTCACTTCGCCGATGTCAAAACGTCTCTCGCTCATTTTTCTCCATAAAAAAAGCCCCAATACCGGTTTAGGGTATTGGGGCCTTCGATACACTCCAGAAAAGGATCAAACTGCCTTTGAATACAAAGTACTGTACTTACATCCTAAAAACAAGAAATATTTTCATTTATTTTAAAAACCTCATATACATCAAAAAAAACAGGTTTTTTGTGAACTGAGTGTGAACTATTGTATATTAACATCGCGGGGTGAGGCAGCGGAAGCCTACCGGGTTCATATCCCGGATGTCCTGGGTTCGAATCCCAGTCCCGCTACCAATTACATCGATTTTCTTAAGTCTTTTCTCGAATAAACGGATATATGGGCAATTCCGCCTTGATTCATCTTCAATGTTAGTGACATCTCACCGGTGAATTTATTCTCATTGTGGTCACGTATTTCCTTAAGAATAAGCTCAAGGTCTCTTTGTAGGTTTTCGTTCAAAGCTGCTCCAGGACTGGGGTGAAATCTGGCTGGGCGATACATCGGCAATTTACGTCCTCTCCCGGGTGCCCGGTTACCGCCGGAGGATTATCCCATGCGAATTTTTTATTGTTGTTTGCCCGATGTGTGGGCCTAACCCTTTCGTCACCAGCCGTCACCCATATGTATTCTTTGACTCCAATCCCCTCCTGCTTCCGCTGTGCGAGCTGGCTGTTTAACTTGGACACCTGGTCACGGCCTATCAGTTTAGCCCGGTTCTTGGATACGCCGATCTGCTTTTGAATCTCTTTGGCAATTGTCTCATGCCTGGAGCCGTTTCTAAGCCCACGCTGTACTATTCCGTCAACCTTGGCGATGTAATCGGACTCCATGTTGGTGATTAGAGTTACATTCTCTTTAACGAAGGAATCCATTAACGGGGTTAGCCACGGCTGGCTTTGGAAAAACGAAACACCAACGGCGCTTTTTTGTATCTTTTCCCACTGCTTTTCATTAAACTCATTAGTATTTTGACCGACATTCTCCGCCACCTGCTGTTTTGGGAATTTCAGTGCTGATATTCCGGATGTTAATGACAATATCATCCTATTTGCGGAATCCCCAAAACTGTCGGTTCGCATTAATTCAATATCAGCTTCGGATACCAATGATGGAAGATTTTTAATCAAAATTTCTTCTGTCAACCTATCCCATTCAGATACATAGTCCAACAATGCCTTTTGATAGGCCCTTTCAACAGGAATTGGAACCAGCCATTTAGATGTAGGCGTTGCCTTTAATTTTTTTACGCCAAGGGACTTACGCCTTCGGTTTATCTCTGCAATACGTGGATCGTTTTGGTCAATCCTTCTTATCATATCTCTTCTTTTTGGACTTCTTCTTTTTCGGTTTATCGGATGTATCTTCCGATGTATATGAAACCGGTTCGGCTTCCGATGGCAATACTGTCTTCCAAGCGTAGTTGCAATCCGGGCAACTTGCTCTACCTGGTTTCACTTCACAGTTGTTTTTTCCGCATTTAGGGCATTCTATAGACAAAACGTCCTCCTATTCTAAAAGTTCTTTTTTCTTTATTTCCAGCCACATATCAAAATGAATCGGACTTGGTTCTAAACCAGGTACGCTTTCCTGACACCAGAAATAATCAAACTCCTGGTAATGTGACGCACATAAAACTGTCCCTTTTTCCTGTGGTTCGTTACAACCATGGACTTTACAATCATTATCCATTACTTAAGTCCTCGATGTAATGCAACTGCCATTCTTTAGGCCTTTTTCTATGTGATCGCCAGGAAGGCCAAGACCCTAGTCTCAATCCCTGCATAACAAGCCAGGCCCGGAAACGACCTACATTTTTTCGTTTCTTCAAAACCTCAACCCCTATTCTGTTTGAACGATTCCAGCCCACAATTCCGCAACGGAAAAGAGCGTCATGTATCAATGAGAACAATTTGTTATCGGGTTCAAACTTGTGACCTACAATCCTATCCGCAATTGCCGGGATACTGGCCCCATCCCAAGGGAACCCTTTTTTTATTACGATGTTAATTCCAAAATCATTGAAGTGATAATCATCTGAAAGTACTTCAAGGTTTTTGTAAGGATGTGGATAGCTTGACGGGTGTTTCATTTATTCCCCTTCCGGTTTTGGGCCTGAAACGTCTTCTTCTTCAGGTATCGGTAAAAGTGAATCACGTTCCTCTATACTAACATCCTCAAGAAGCAAGTCCGGGGAATACTCGTCACCGCCGAACCGGGATACTGCAACCTCGCCTGGGGTTAGGACTCCGGTATTGATGTATATTGCATCTGTTTCAGCGATCATCTTCCTTGTTTCTGCCCGTTCCTTTTCTGTTGGTTGCCATAGTGGGTTAAATTCAATTGACCAATTTTCAATCTCTTTGCCACCTGTGGGACCGGACTTCGATAACATAACCAATCTGGTTATTATCTCCATGTTCTTTTGTAGCCTGTCCACCTGTTCGGATCTGATGTTGTCATACCAAAATCTTATATCAGAGGCCCCGGTAGCGGATAGACCTGCCGGAGCCTGTCCCATAAGCAATGTATAGGGTGTTCCGGTAACAGCAGACAAAGCCAATGCATACCTATCCATCAACATATCAAGCCCGGATACGCTGGAAGCCTTTTTCTCGTACTTTTCATTGGTATCAATGATTGCAGTATTCATTATATGACGACTTAAATCCAATATATTAAGCCTATCTTTTACCACTTTATCATTTCCAGATACAATCAATTCCTGCAAGTTGTCAATTGAAATCACGGTCTGAATAAAATCTTCAATGATGTTCTTACCGGAGTAATATACATTTCCTAAATCTTCCAACTGGCGGTAGAGTGATTGATATATCGAATCTCCCCATCCTTCATTGTTCTGACGTGTCAAATCGTCTACATCCATTCCGTCAAATATCAAAACACGTGACCAATGTACTTTTATTTCAACCGTTGGAACGCTGACTATGGGATATATACGATAGTATTTAGGTTTTCCATATCGTTTCTTCTCCGGGTCTGATTCTAAATCCCCCGGCATCCATGTAACACGGTGTCTTTGATATACCCTTAACTCTTCAATTTCCTGAATTGAATCTTCCCGTAACTCATCTTCAAAGGTTCCTCCATCGTTTACGACCATTAACATCAAAGAACCGCCATATGTAAACGCCTGCTGCAAAGCCTTCATGGTTACTTTCTTTGTGTCGAGATAGAATAGATCTGAATTTACTTCACCTGATGTATCTCCTGAAATATTGAACCATTCACGTACCATTTCCTTTGACCTCAAGTCTACAACACGGCGAGAAAACCCCTCGTTCCGGTATAAGTTCCTGGCCATGTCCTCGGTTATAATTCTGTCAGCCGCAAAGTCTCCGTTTACATGCCTATCCTTTCCCGATACACCTTGTCCGGTTAAAATGTTCTTCCATCCGTCAAAATTGAATATTCTTTTCATTTTACTCATAAATGTTCCGTTATTGTTAAATGCAGTTTATCCGATGTGGTGGTTTTTTTCATAAACTCCTGAAACATAGATTTACTATCTATGATAGCCTGGTCTCCGTAAAGTTCACCGAAGTATCTAGCCAATAAGATACATCCCTGAGTATTATGCACACGGTTACCCCAGTGAAACAGGATGTTACTTCTACCCGGAACGTCCATTACTTCCCATGTATATCCGTATTTAGGAGATTTTACAATTTGGCACATGTATTGACCCGGAGGTATTTGTGATTTTCCAACCTGGTTAAAGTTATCAGGTGGCTCTAATGTAGGGCACAAAGGTATTTCATTAAGTTTCAATACCCCAAAGCTACCATATACATGGGATTCGCTAAACCTTATTATTCTTGCAAAATTCATTACCAAGCCGTCAGTTTAGTATAATCTAAATATTCTTTGCCATACATGCTATGTAGAAAATACCGGAGGAAATCTACACAATGATCGTTTACCTTCATTGGCTTATCTTCTCCCCTCTCCGCCGCCTTCGGATCCCATACATACCCCAAAAACTCCTCAATTGAATGTTTACATGCGTCTGAAATAGCGAACTCACCGTTTTTCAACAACCTTGCAACCGTCCGGATTCCGTCCAAGACCGAGTTGTCGGCATCCGTAACACCGAAGAACCCATCTCTCCTAAGCTGAGTGTGGAATGATTCCGCCGATGGATCGCCGAAAATCTTCACCAACTTATCTTTTCCTATAAATTCCTTTAGGTCTCTTGAATATTCCCCGTCCGTTTTTTGCCGGTTCTGCTCACGGCCTGAGTAATAATATTCTCTTTCAAGCCAAATCCTTGGCAATGTATCTGGATTAACCCCGAATATTCCGAATGCAAATGCGTTCTGTGTGCCGTAATCAAAGGCTCCGTACTTCAATTTTGCTTTTGGCAGGTTGCTGCTGCTGATAACATATGGCGGTTTTTCCTCGAAAAAGTCATATATAGCCCCTTCTGCCTGTACCCAATGCCCTAGGATGAACCTCTTATAATATAGTCCCGTGAATTGTTGTTTCAGGCCCTCGATGTATGTCTTGGGTAGGAATACATTATTTTCAATCGGCCAATAAAACTCATTTATTCCCAATGTATCTGCCTTATCAATGTAATCGGTCTTGAGGTAGTGTTTTGGAGCTCCAGGGTTGGTTGTGTAGAATCCCATTGCTCCTTCAACGGAAAGCCGCATTTGTAACTGCTTAAAGAATGATTCCGGCCAAAGACTGACCTCATCCCCAAACGCTCCCCGGCATGTTATTCCCCTTATTTTTTCCTCTGCCCTTTCGTCATTTGCCCCATATAGCTCTATTTCTTCACCAAACAAGTCGGCCTTGTGGCTTCCAATTGAATAATTGAACTCACTTCCGAGATAATCTTTCATTGGGTCCAGTATGTTAGCTCTAAGTGTCCTTTCCGTCTTTCCGGCCATTACCAGTTTTGATCCAGCTTCGGCTGGTGGGGCATCTTCTGCGATGTATTCAATCCATCTCAATATTTGTGACACGGTCTTTGCGGATCGGACCGGGCCGTGCCATAGGTTAATCTTTGCCTTGGATTTATGTATGGACTCCGCTTGATCCCGAAACAGCTTCATGTAAGTGCCTCATCCACCATGGTTTTAATGGATTGAAGTATAATTCCTTTGGAAGAGGATGAAGGTTTATCCAATCCCCTGGCGTGTTTCCACCTGTCCCGTTTGCGGTTTGTGAGGAAAAAGAAAATTGCAGTATCAGATGGCGGCATGTATTTCTTATACTTTCGTTGTATAGCATGGCTTTCCCCCGTGAACTTTCCGTCCTTACTGATTTTACCCCTTCGCTCTATGACGGTTTCTTCGTAGTAAAAGCCCTCTGCCTTCTTTAAAAGGGAGTTTTCAACTCGTTCACATAGTTTATCGTCCGATTCGTCCCTACCTTTTTTTATGGCACCCGAAAACGCCCCCATGTTGTCGTCCAATGTAGACAACGCAATACCAATTGCTTTCGCAATTTCTTTGTGGCTTAACCCTTTTTTTGCTCCGATGTATGCTGTATGTATGTGCTCTTCGGACGGAACATACTTTGGCCTTCCGGTTTTTTTTGGATTGGGTTTCTTTTTCGGCTTTGATTTTTCCGTAGGTTTCTTTTTATCCATGTGCCTCTTAAGATTAAAAGAGGCGGTTTGATTTACTTATATGAGTGTATGTTTCATGTGGAACAATTACATCAATGCGAATAAAATACAAGTTGGGATTGGATGTATCGGGCCGGGACCAACTTGTGATTTTTTGATGTAATCGCCATTTTTTTCGTTTGGTTGATGTATAGTTTAGGATGTTGTTTTGCGTATAAAGTACAATTATAAGTGATCTTCGGCTAATTCCTGCCAGGTTTTGCCGTCTGTTGTGAAAACTCCTGCCTCTATATCAATAACCATTTCTCCCCGGGTGAAATCAAGTATTCCCTGCCAATATTGGCTGTAAAATGGTTGTCGTCCTGGTATAATCGTTAAATATGGCATTATTTCTCCTTTAGTTTGGCTTTCTCGCCGGTGTATTCTTCCCAGCGTTTTATGATAACATCGCAGTAAATCGGGTCTATTTCAATCATACGGCATTTTCTAACTGTTTTTTCTGCTGCAATCATGGTTGAACCTGAACCTCCAAAAGCATCGTAGATAACATTCCCCTTCTGGCTGCCGTCCTGGATGAGCCTTTCCAGTAATTCTATGGGCTTCATGGTTGGATGTAATTCGTTTTTTTGTGGTTTATCAAATTCCAGAATGGTATACGGATGACCGCCGTAAAATTTATGTTGACCCTTCCATCCATACATAGCAAATTCATGCTTACTGTTATAGTCTTTTCTTCCAAGTACATGGTTATTTTTTAACCAAACCAAGTAATCGGACCAGTGAAATCCGCAGTCATCAAAGGCAAGTCTTAGGTTGTGTAATTGAATGCCGAACATAAATATGTAGCATGTATTGTATTCAGACATCGGTATAATGGATAGGAAGTCTGTGAAGAATTGACGGTAATCTTCGATGTTATCGTTTAAGATGGTTGATTCTATTCTTTTACCGCCATCGTTTTTGTTTAATTTCCTATTTTTTTCCCCATAATCCGCGCCATAAGGTGGGTCGGTCAATAACATACCCACCGTTTCCCCCTCCATCAAATCTTCCAAGTGCTGAATATTCGTGCAGTCTCCGCAAAGCAATCGATGATTGCCAAGTATGTATATATCCCCTGGTTTGGTTTTGGGATGTTTCGGTGGGTCCGGGACTGAATCCTGGTCCCCATTGTGTTCGTCGCCTTCCATTCCGTCAATAACATCAGGAAAGTCGGATTCGGTGAAACCCCAATCAACCAGGTCCGATGTATCGAATTCCTTAAAAAGCGTCTCCCAGTCCCATTCTCCGGTATTTTTGTTCATGCGTATGTTTAGTTCCCTCTCACGTTCCGGGTCTAAATTGACCTCTATACATGGCCAGGTCTCATAATGTAGGGATTCCGCTACTTTTATACGCTGATGGCCGGAAATAATGACGTTCTCCCGGCCCGGGTGCATGTTAATAATGGCGGGCTCCATCTCCCCAAATGCTTCAATTGACCTGGAAAGGTCTTCTGATTGCTTTTCTGTGAGCCTTCTGGGGTTGTATTCAGCCGGCAACAGTTCGGATATTTTACGATCAATGATGTTCAAGAGTTCTTTTCCCTCCATCTATACATGTATTGCCTGTATGCAATTCTGCATAGTTTTGATTCATCCAGGGACTCACATTCAGCGATTTTCTTAAAATCCTTCCGCTCTCTGGGACTCACCTTGGTAATGATGTAATCGGTCTTTTTATCCTTTTTTGTCAAAACGCATCATCCATAGCTTAAAAGTTAGATCTGAAACGGCATGTATGGCTTCACGGCCTTCCCATCGGGTTGCTATCCCTCCCTTTCCATGCAGGAAGTGTTGACCTTTCCGGGTCATATACATGGTTTCAGAATACCGCATGTCTCCCCTCCCACCAGATACATGTCCAAGGTTTTTGGCTGTTTCGGTGTTATACATCGTTTTTTTTATGGACCTTTTCATTTATAAATTGGAGTTTTTTGCAAAAATTCGTCAATTATTCGCTTTGCCTCATCAAATCCGTATGCAATATGGGTTCCTATTAGTTTCTGCCATCGCAGTTGATGCGTTGATAGACGGCCATTCTCGCGCTTTAGTTCCAGGGGTAGTACAATCGGGTATTTGTCCCGAAAGTACCTTGTTGGGTGGAATATGGTCAAATCCGGCAAACCCTTAAGATATGTTGACATCACTGACTTATCCCTTAATGTTATTGAAGTACCGTGATATATGGCTTTAAATGTGGCATCCGGGATTCGGATGTATGTGACACCCAAGACCTTCAAATACTCCTCAACCATGGATTGTATCTCATGCTCATAATATTTAGACTTCGGTATTTTCCGAAGCGGTTTTTTCCTGTCTTTGGGTTTTTTAAGATGTTCCGGAATCATTCTTTTTCTTTGCCTTCTCCAATGCCTTGGTACATACATCAATCATTTCACGGTATCGGCCCTTATCCTTACATCGCTCCAGCTCATATAACTGATCGTGTGTTATGATACCTGCCATGGGGTTGAGAAACACGTGATCCGGGTCTTTATCCAGTAAAGCGCTTCCCATCAATTGAATCATTCCGGCTGCCCTGGCTATTATCGTTTGAAGCCCTTCAACCTGCCTATTTAGTTCCTTTCGGCTTTTTCTTTCCGGAACTTTTTTTTTACTATCTTTCATTTTCCCTCGTTTGAACGTGTTGATATATGTAAACACCGTCTGCTTTCATTTCAGATTTACGATATGTTTCGTTTATTGTTTCACCGCTAATCATAGTCCTATTCCCTGAATCGTCTTCCACACATGGGTAAAGTTTTATAGTGATAACATCGGCTCTGTCATCATCAACATCAAGCGTAAGACATTTACCGTCACCGGCCCCCCCCCAAATAATTCCGCCTCAATCATCCAAAACGCCTTAAGCCATGCTTAACAGAATGTATAGTTTTTGCTGAAATTTCCTTAGAGCGCTGGTTTATTTGTTTGTTTATGAGTTCCAGTTTTTTGTGAAACTCCTCTTTTAGCTCATAGCGTGTAGCTATCAGGTCTTCGAGGACTTCATCCTTTTTGAAAGTTTGCTTAGACATGATTCCTTACATACATTACCATTAATATAGTTAAATAACGGTAAAGTAAGTATAACTTTTACAAACTTTTTTTTCAAAAAATTTAACCGAACACGGAATAACCAAAATGAATAATCCCGGGTTTCTGTTGCATGAATCCATTTAAGCATATTACTATCAGTCCATTCCAATTTTTCCTTAGCAAACCAAGCCATCATCTCTTCCATATGTTGAGAACATATATATGGGTAATCGCCGTTACATAACTCAAAACATTCATCCAAATAACATTTATATATCATTTCCTCTTTTCCCTGAAAATAGTGTTTTCAAGCCTTCTGATTACATCATGTATCTTCTCCGAAACATGTTCGTTATTAAAAAGAGAGGCACTCATTAGTGTAAGTTCCGATAACATCAACTCACATACCTCATGGAATGCACATAGTTTTATTTCGTTTGAATCCATAGATACTTGAAATTCTGTATTTAAACGGATACAAGCTATACCGTTCGGTTTATCAAAGCTACACTCCGCCCGATTTCCTTCCAGTTCCACGTTCTCAAAATATACATACCAGTTTTTAAGACCGAAATAATCGATCCAATACATCGCTTCCTTTTTGAACTCGTTAAATTGTGATTTTGTTGTTTTCATTCCATCCCCTCCCCTCCAAATATTGATAAAGCTCCAGTAAATTTGTGAGACTGTGTTTCGACCCGTCCGCATGGCTTATGCAGTCTTTCGCCATTTCTTTTTGGCCCCAGTCCAGCTCGTATATGTAATACTCTATGAAAGAGTCTTCCAATTCGTCCCCGGTGAGTTCCTTCAATAGATCAGTCATATCCTGAACAAGTGGGGTGATGTATATGCCTTGAAAATCGTCAAAAAACGGCTCTAACACTTCTGGGAATTTCTGGTCTCGCTCCATCTGCTCCTGAATGTCCGTCATTGCTTTTATGAACTGCTCTTTTGTTATTTGCATTTTTTCTCCTTTAACAATTGCACTTGGGACAAATTTCTTCTACAACTATCATCTTAACCACTTCTCCACAATTATAACACAATACCGATCCGACCGGCCTTTCTGATTTTTCTTTCAGAAATTCAAAGTCGCTTCCGTTTTTAGGAACGGTTCTCTCTTTAAAGAAATCCATAACCTTTTTTACATTTGAACAATGCAAACGACCTTGCTTGTAGCACAAATCTTCAATCGCCTGTTTCTCAATTTCTTCCCAACTACCCATACTAATTTCCCCCCAAAAGTTCCTCAAATTTCTGATTACTATTTGTTCTCATCTCCTCCACAGTATTTACCAGCGCCTTCCAACATATTTCAGCTTTTGCCGAATGTATCTTAAACCAATCCGCAGTATTTGTTTCGGCAGTCGGCTCTAGCGTTATTCCTAGCAATTTTTCGAGTTCCAAAGAATATTTAAATTTAATTTCTGGTGACATATGCTCGAAAATATACTGCCATGTGTTGCGGTCGGATTGCGGGTTCCATTGGTCTAAAACCATCATTCTATTACCGTCAAAATAAACCGCTCCGGGGTGTTCTTCTATGCAATGGCCACCCATCCACGATGCCACCATTTTCTTCTGTTCAAGTAAAGTCATTTGTCCTCCCCCTCTTTATTTAAAATCTCTTCAATAAGCTCATAATTCGGATCGTCTTTACCCGGATATTTTAGATGACCTCCGTTAAAAGCATCACGGATAAACTTTTCCAACATCACGATTCGGTTTTTTAATTTAGTTTCTTTTAATTCCATGTTTTTACCTCCCTAAAAATTTGTCAAACATCAAACTATCTTCCACAACCCTTTCCCGGCACCTTTCCAGCTTCGTCTCTACCTGCTGCTTTTCTTTTTCAATACTTATGCCTAAAAAGCACCCTACAAGCCCGGCCAATGATATAATACATACCGCTATCCACTCTCTCATAAACCATACTCCTCTATTAAATCTTTTGGCAATAACATTTTAGCTTTACGGAGCCTACTTTCTGACACTGACATGCTTTGATAACCTGTAAGCCTATTTGTGTTAGTATCAAACTCCCACGTTCTCGGACAATCCAAAAACCCAGCAATACATCGTTCAAGCTCTTCTATTCTTGTCACCTTACCTCCTATGGCGCAGTATGCACCTTTTTTATGCTAGACTCACTCGCCGCCCCTTTTCCCGCAGCCCTTAAACTTAAATACCACAGCTTGGCCCTGATGTAGCTCATGCCGTCTTCCCGGCAAATATCATAAAACCTTTGGTCTGCATACTTGCGGTACTTTCTGTCCAATACACCGACCCGCATTAGCTGGTAAAGCCCATCATGCACCAGGCTTGCCCGCATAGCGTTTTTAGTGTCAAACGTAGGCCCTGACGGCCCGTCCCATGCGTACCCCGGCTCAAAGGTTAGGATGTTGTGCGATACCCATATAAAATCACCCATGTAATCTCGTACCGGAAACGGGAACGTAATTGAATAAACATACCACAGCTGATATTTGTAGCCTTTTTTATATTGTATCACTTCTAACCTCCGTTATCCAGTCGTTTAATCAAATCCGCCTTGGCCTTTTCGAGCCTGCGCTTGTATTCCAGGTGCCTTCTCCCTCCTGATTGCAAAAGAGCCTCCTCTATCTCCAATATTTGCAGCTCAAGCAGGTTTTCAACCAGTTCTTCGTTTGTCATCTTCACCCCCATTGCTCGGCCATGGCTTGCGCTATTCCGGGAAAAGTTTTTGATCTGTTTTTGGCGTTATGGGAACCCATCGTATCAACCCACGTTCTCCACCTTTTTCCATCCCACCGTTTTTCTGGCGTTACAATTTCTGTAAGTTTTAGTTTGGGCAACCCTTTTAACCAAAGACACGTTTGTTTTGATGCCGGGTGCCCAAATTCGTATGGCTGTATTATTTGGTCACTTCTGCGGTACTCCCTTTCAGGTAAACCGCGTGGATTTTCAATACAGATTTTAGGTATATCGCTTTTGACAAGCTCCATAAAAAATTCCATGCCCTGCCGGCGTAATTCTTTCCGCCCCGGTTCTTTTATTCGACAATTACTCATGTTGCTAATATATGTGCATGGTGGGTGGGCTATCATCATATCCCATTTACGCAGACCCATAGCTTTCACACAATCCATTTGCAAATGCCACTCAGGATGTCCACCGGAACACGGCTCCAAGTCGCAAGAGTACGCTTCGTGTCCACGCTCCCGGAAAGCTTTACATACACGTTGGCTTTCTTCACACGCTATTAGTATTTTCATATCCCTCCAAAATTAAAGCGACACCCGGGCGTGGATAAACAACAAGAGGTTTAACCCAGGTGCCGCCGTTATTATTTACTTCTCTCCTTACAACAGACCGTGCATCTGTAAGTTTTATTTTCGACCGAACCTTTACGAGTAATATTGTGTACACGCATACCAAGACTGTAAGTACGGCCTTGGTATGCGTGACTGCAATTACACATTAATGTTTTAGTCCCCATATTCTTTCCTCCTTGTTACCCCCACGGAATTGCGGGGGTTATAATTTTTTAAATACTTCCAATAATTGTTTTATTTCTGACAACGTAAACTTTTTGCCGTCAATTTCTATTGTATCCTCTGATTTTTCATATACATCAATACCGCTTATCTCTTTAAAAACCTTGGCATCAAAATTAGGTAGTTTGAAGAGTAGTGCTCTGTCTTCATCCGACGCACTATCCCAAGAGCGTTTAAACGCTTCTTTGTAATCATATACCTTCAAATATCCTTTACATACATGGAATGACGGGTTTTCGATTTTCTCCTGTTCCGACATTTTATCTTCTTCAATCCACTCAGTTAAATCGAAGAATAAAAATTCTGGTTTTTTAGCTTTATCCCATTCCTCTTTTGTGCAGGGCTTGTTAAAAGCCCCATAGCCAGCATAGTCTATAGTGCTAAAATGCCCAGTACTGTAATTTGATTTTGACCAGTCTCCAGTTGAACAGTCTCCAGTTGACCAGTTTCCAGTTGACCTGTCTCCAGTTGAACAGTCTCCAGTTGACCAGTATCCAGTTGACCAGTTTCCAGTTGACCAGTTTCCAGTTGACCAGTATCCAGTTGACCTGTCTCCAGTTGAACAGTCTCCAGTTGACCTGTCTCCAGTTGAACAGTCTCCAGTTGACCTGTCTCCAGTTGATGTTTTATTTCCTGACATATATCCTCCTTTTTTGTAAAATCCAAAGTTATATTCCCATCCACTGCCAACTGTATCACTATCAAAGCGTGCTCTCGTTTTGTACGTGACAGATAAGCCAGGTTGTGGACGATGTTGTTTATTAGTGATTGTTTATTCAAAGTATACACCCGATATTTCATGCGCATAATTGTAACCGCTTGCACATTCCGGGCAGACAAAATAATCCAACTCCCCATATACTGTCACCATGGTTTCAGGGCGATAGTCTTTAATTTTATTTAACGCAAAACAACTTCTACACGTCAAACTATCGCTCTCCCAATCCTCGTTTTTATGCAATTCTACCAACAAATGGTTATCAAACTCCATTTCAGAAAATTCGCCGTTTCTCATTCGTTGCCGGATATTAAACACAAAATCATTGGCCGATTTTCCTATGTATGTATTGCCAGCTGGGTTTGTGATTATTTTATCCCCATTGTTTTTATTTTTCCAGATGATTTCCTCAATTTCATCCTGACTCAAATCCCGATAACCTTTGATTTGTTTGTGTTGATTATCCATCTCTCTCCTTGTTTACCCCACGTAATTGCGGGGGTTATAATTTTGTTTTTTCTTCTAATTCGTCAATCCAATCGTCCAGCATTTGAAAGACCATCTGTATTTCCGTTACATCCGCTTTTTCGTCGTGTTTTTTTAGACGCCCTCTGATTTCTTTAAGAAACGACAAGTCGCCGTCATTTCGTTCCCAAATTTTATCTTCAATATCGCCTTGTAATTTAAATACCAATTGTTTATAATCTGGTATAGTAACTCCCGTTAATTCATCCACTTTATCACACAACCCATCGTAATCGTCTTTAAAATTCTCCAACGATGTTAGTATGTTTCCATCAAAATCAGAACTATTTAGCTTGAAAATGCGGCAAACATCCCATGTGAATTTCAGTAATTCCGATTTCTTTAAATTTTCTAGCCTTTCCATTCTAACGCCTCTCCTGTTAAGCATCCTTTACCTCCAAAATCTGAACGCCATAAGCGATTATTTTCTTTTGCATGGTTTTGAAATTTGAAGCCCCCGAAGCAGCCCACGCAGCCCTCGTAGCATCCCACGCAGCCCTCGTAGCATCCCTCGCAGCAGCCCTCGCAGCCCCCGAAGCAGCCCACGCAGCCCACGCAGCAGCCCACGCAGCCCCCGCAGCCCCCGAAGCAGCCCCCGAAGCAGCCCACGCAGCAGCCCTCGCAGCCCACGCAGCAGCAGTACCTCTCGTTTTCAGATATTTTTTAGCTGATTCGATAGCCCAGCGGGGACGATCATCACCCGAATATTTTTTCTCAAAAATGTCAATCACTTGTTCTGCTGCAAATATTGCATACCTCACGCACTGATCTTTTGTCATTAAATTTGTGATAGTCCAATTTGCCCAGTCCGCATGGTTGTCATCAACAAGTCCGTTGCAGATTTCGAGCAAATCAGTTTTTCCATGGTTGATGTACCACTCGAAACCCTCACTACATGGGTTAAGATTTTTCAGTTTTTCTTTTGTTAGTTTCATTCTCCCTCCAAGGTTACGCCGTACTTTTTAAACACTCGTCTAACATCGTTTGAATAAATCCCCATATCCCTGCAACGTGAAATTGGTTCTGATATATTTGTTTCCGCTTCCATTAACTCCATCAAAATCCCATTTAGTTCGGACTGGTGGTCTGCATAGGTGATAAGTTGTCCTTTATCATTTCTTTTCGCTTTTGCCAATGTAAGGCTAGTTGGTCTGTCATTGCTCTCGAAAAATCATAAAATTCTTTTTCATCAAGTGCCCCTATATCTACCCTAGTTTCAGTACCCCTTATTTTTATAAAATTAGGTGGGCGTGTCGCTTCAAATTCCATCCTCATTTCTCCTGTTCTGGTGGGGTGTCCTGTTCTAAATTAGAGATATATTCCCATTGTTTTTTTGTGTCAATCAAGCCACTTGGCACAAAGTTGCTGTAACACTGCATTGCCCCGAACCATCCATTCACCTGTTTTGTTTTAAAGTATAACATTCCTGTCTTAAAGTTTTTTTTAACAAAAGTTATGTGGTCACTACTACCATGACTAAAATTACCTAGTGGAATCCATTTGGATTTTTTACCTATCATCCCTCGCCCTCCTGTTTCTCCTGTGCTGGTGGGGTGGGTATATGTTTGAATCCGACATACTTTCCTTTTATTGCTTCATCATATAAATCACATTTTGTTTTCATTCCCCCCACATCACGGATTAGGGACTGTTTACACTCGTGCAACTCCGCTTTTATCTTATCATCATAAGTGTGGGCTTCGTAGTTACACGCTTTATTTATCAATTCTTCTAGCCGTTCTCTTATGTTCATAGCCGACCCCCTGCTTTGATATATTCTGTGGGGTCGGTGACGTAGGCGTGTATCCAATATCCCCTATCTGTCAATATGGGGCACTCTCTGTTTTTGCCGAATCCTTCCAAAGTACCAGGCACAAACTCTTTTTTATAATCGGTACCCCAAACCTCCTTGTCCCAGTACTCCGTGAAATTCTCTGCTGTAATTTCAATAGGCTTATCCGGCAGGTCTCTGTAGCCCTTCCAGCACTCGTGATATTCAGCTTCAGTTGAGGGGATGACCTGGTCTATTCTGTACGTCCACGTAATCATTTTTGCAGTGTATTTGGAATTATCAGGAATAACTTTACCGCGATCGTGTTCTATGTGGCCTACCGGCAAAACCTTCCCCATTAACCAATCCATATCGTCTACCCAATCCTTCGGTCTTTTCGCAAACGTCTTAATCCTGACGTACTTGGCGTTCTCTAGGGTGAGGGGTTCATTGTCCTTTAATTCGTACATCTCCTGTATTTCTGAGTATGTGAACACCCCTGTTGCAGCACCCTCTAAATTACACAATACTACATAATTTGAATGTACCGCAATAACTTTACGCTCCCGCCCATTGTCATCAACTAAAACCGTGCCTTTGTGGCCCATAAAGCCGTCCGGGATTAGAGCATCAAGTCCGGTTAGGGTTACAAATTCGTCTTTGTTTCTATTTATGTGAAGTGCGCTGTTAAACAAAGAGACAATCCAAAAGCTCGTGTTGACGCTTACATCAATAAATAAACCCCGATGTCCCGTTTCTTTGTGTTTTACGATTTCCATTTTTCCCTCACGTATTTGTGTACTGTGTACGTTGTGGTGGTGTCACCAAAAGTTCTTTCAAGGTTATCAATAAACTCAAAAGCCTCTCTTTTCGTTCCCATAAAAAGCCCGGTTAAGTTTTCAGCCCAGACGCAACCGTCACTACTGATCACAACCCAAATATTTTTTGGTGGTTTTTTCATTTTGACCCCAAATATTTGTTGATGTATCCAGACACTTTTTTATAAACCCGGTATTGCACCGGCGGAATATTGTGCGCCTGTAGTTTTGTGATGACGTTGACAGACACGCCCATTTCTGAGCTGGCATCGACCACTGTATGGCGGGCCGCGTCCCTGGCTGCCTTCATGTTTTTTGCGTTGATTTTTATTGCTTTTTTCAAATCGTACTCCCGGAATAGTTTAAACATTAAATGTAAAGGTAGTCCAACTCTGATTAAAAGTCAAGTGAGAAAAGTTTGAATTAAATATTTAATATTTCCTCGGGATTAACAGTCATGCTTTTGCCGACCATGGGCCCGGTCAGAAATTTCACCACGATTTGAGGCTCGTTTTTTTCTATCAAAAAACTGTGGCCGTGTATCTGACGCAGCTCCGGGCAGTTGAACCGGTATTTTTCCCCGACCGGGTAAGCCGGGGTCTGATAAAAATCGTCGTTGACTCTAACATATGCTGGCATTTCTATCCCTCCATGCGTCTATGTATAGATCAATCCGATCCCAGGTGATACCCTCGTCCCGGTGATCTTTTTTCATGTGCTCGAGCATTTTCCGGGCCACGTGATACTCAACGAAAGCGCCCAGTTTTTCCGCTCTGTTGATAACATCGTCCACAGTCCAGCGCAGCGATATTTCAAAATTTACGGATTCGATTTCGTAAGTCAGTTTTTTCAAATCCATTATTCCCTCCCGTCCCAATAATTTATTTCAGCGCACATACACTCTTCCAACTGACATTCCTCGCAATATTCGACATCGACCTCATTCGCTCCCAGATGTTCGTCTGCCAGCCTCTCTAAATACTGATCAATTCTATTGTTGCCGTACATTGTGACCCCCTAAATTTACCTCGCCGTCTCCGCTGACCTCGGTGTATGAATCGCCGAGGAGCGATATATTGCCCTGCAAACACTCAGCTATTAACATCCGCACGACTGTTGACGCGCCCACCCCCCTTTCCCGGCAGAATACGCCGAATTGTGCTTTCATCGCCGGAGTGACCGGCACAGTGATAAATTCCTCTTTTCGCTCTGTCATTTTTTACCTCATTTTGTAGTGATGTTTTTGCATTTGTGTAATTTCCCATGGCCCCGGCGGGGTTTTGAATTTAACCCAGCACCCGCGCCACTTACTGTAGTACTCTGTGATCATTTTGCCTCTATATACACCCATAGTGTGCAATCTCAAATTCCAGATATTCATTGTAATCCTGCATACTCATTCCTAAATGATAATCTCGGATTTCTGATTTATTTACGGCTATTTTTCTACACCCATCCGCCCAATTGTCTCTAGCTAATTTAGTGTCAAATATTTTTAAATTGCAGGCTATCGACATATTACCGGTTTTTTCGTTTGGCCATCCTGTGGTAGTGTTTTTTCCACATTTAAACTCTATGCCATAGAAATATTTTTTTCCCATTTTTCCCTCTTTTGTTGTTGTTAGTCCACCCCCGCCGGAGCGGGACGCACAGGGCCTAAGGACTCCCTGCTTTATTCGTCACCAAAAGGTGTATAACCTTCGCTGTAGACGTTATATTCCTCGGGATCACGCAACCGATCTCCCGCTATATTGTAGTAACACTCTCCGTCATAGTTCTCATATGTTCCCGTAGGTGCGTAGTATTCCATTTCCATTGTTTACCTCTTTTGTTGTTTAACTCTATATCTATAATATAACAAATTATTTAAACAAATTCAATATAAAAGTTAAATAATGTTTAAATAATCCAGCGAATAGCGACAAAAGTTTACGTTTTTGGGTGCCGTTTTTAGCCCATAATCGCCGATTTTCATTTTAAGGTCCGTAAAGGCCGTTTTAAGCCGTTTTTGTGGTTGGGGTGGTGCAGGTGGGTGGGGAGGTGATTGATCGTTGGAATTTGGGCCGTTTCTGGCTGAATTTGATAGCATTTGGCTCGCTTCAATATATGCGTCAAACCAAATCCTGAGATCCCTCCATAAAAATTATCAAATCCCGGGCCAGCGATGTATCTGTCCCAGTCCATACCTCACCACGCTCGCATTTGCTCATCAGCTCGTGATATATCTGATACCACATCTCCCGCGTCTTCAAATCCGCTGCACCAGGGCAAAAATCTGAAGGCATGTTCACCGCATTTTCCATATCGACGATCCTTAATTTTTTGAATGTAAACTCTGTTGATGTTGTCATTACCCTTTTTGTCGTCATAGCTTCGATGTACGATAAACCCGTTGTCAGCCATGTTGAACCAGTGAGCTGAATCAGATACATCGTATAAGCTGGGTATCGGAAACGTCCCGTCTTTCTTCCTGCCTTGCTTTGATGGGTGTGCAGCTACAAAAAAATGAATGTTGTATTCCCTGGCTACCATCTGCATACGTGATAAACATCGGCCTATATGGTCAGTTTTGTTCATGCCGGCAGGGACTCCGGTCTCAACTTTGTTCCAGGGGTCAATAACAACCATGTTAACCCGATCCGTCAGGGCCTTGAGTATAACGGTGTTGACTATGGATTCCAGATCTGAACCGGCTAAACGGCAGTCTCCGAACACACAGGCGGCTTTTAGGATTGAAATAGCCTTTTCAAGCTCTTCCGATGTTACTTGACCCTTTCCGTTATATTTACCGCCAAAAGGCTTATCGACCAACTTCTCAACCAGCTTTTGCAGGTGGAACGATGGAGGGTTATTCTCCGGGCTGTAAAACAGAACTTTCCATTTGTGGTTCGCTATGCAGTTCATCGCAAGGCTGTCAATCCATTCGCTCTTACCGCTCCCCGGGGTGCCCGAAATGATGTTAAGCTGCCCAAAGGGTGGGATTGTGTAGTATTCGTCAAAAGAGGACCATCCGGTGGTTAGTCCAGGGGGTATACCGTGCTTGAGTTGTTGTTGTAGTTCTGCATGTACCTCGTCAACATTGACCAGTTCCATGGTCTTTTTCATCAAGTCACGAATTTTAATCATGGAACACCTCGGATGTATGTGCTGGTTTTGGTATTTCGTCTTCCCAGCATTTACCGTTCAGGTAGGTCAAAGGGTTCTTACGGTATTGTTTGTCTGGGTTAGCCTGGATGTATGCTATCAATGTTGTTTTAATTGAATCTAACTCTTCCTTCTTTAAGGAAAAGAACTTCTTCTTACATTTCAGCTTATCCACCTTTTTACCATAAACATCAAAGAACTTCTGGAACATATCCTCTAAAACTTCTGGAGGATAAGCTAGTTTCTTTGATGTTGTTTTAGATAATGGTGATGGTGATGGTGATGGTGATGGTGACGGCTTACCCTGTAGGTTATCCTGTGCTAAACCTGTAGGTTTACCTGTAGGTTTACCTGTAGGTTTACCTGTAGGTTTACCTGTAGGTTTTTTTGGCCTGCCACCTTT